TGATACAGCCAGGAGGATGATTAAGGAGTTAATGGAGGAAACTAAAGTACTCCGGTATAACTTAAAAACGGAAGATAGCAGGTCCTGGCTTGAGCTGGTCCCCGAATGGTTACGATGCCTGACAGTACCATCACTTATGTGGTCAAAATTACGTTGTCAGGAGATCCGTCTCCCCGAGACGGGTCCTATAAGTCACGATTACGACTTATCAACTCACTATTCGGAGGCCCGCCGGCCGATAGTTGGCTGGATACCACGAGGTGACAATGAGATGCTCCAGGACTACCACCGACGATGCATAGCATCGTTGGAGGCTACCTTGCTTGCAAGGTATGCCTGGGCTGGTGCTACAATGATAGCACGGTCCGGTCGTTCTCTCAATTGGGTAAAGACCATTCTTAATACCTATGTGCACTTATGGCAACATAATGGCCTGGAGTCGGCTTCGGCAGTCTTTGCCGAGGCTCGCCGGCTTGTGTTTAAACACGCAGCTGGGACTCCAGAGGGCACGTCTTCACAGACGCGCCTATGCGTTGGTATCAAGAAAGGTCTCCCTACCATATTACCTCGTGGGCTTAGACGCTATATCATGCTAGATAATAGCGTGACTGCTTACCGTGTAGCAATCTTTGCTCTGAGTGTTTGCGATCTGGTGCTTTATGATAAACCCCCTAAATTTAGCACTATAACAGACGCTTACACAGGCTCCCAACCGTTAGATTGCGGTGGGTTCTTAACGGAATGGCGGGAAACCGCCAGAGCCTTCCGCGGACGCTATGGAACCATAGAGCTTCCGCGGTTCAGAGGCCTCCACCTGACCACCAAAGCAGGGCCTTTCGGCCGTGCGCTGGCATCGGCACCCTTGGATGCCGTAGCACTCGAGTCCTCACCGATTTACTCGGCGTGGACTGCCCTAGCTACGGATTTTGGGGCTCACGCCCTCATCCAACAGGTGACCTGGATCGCTTGGCTTTGCCGAGCGGTGTTCCAATATATACCTGCGTATACCGATGCATGGGGGCATCGGATCCGGTCCCTTCCTTCGCTTGCGAAGGAGTGGCCTCTGTTCCAGTATTTATACCGGAATAGAAGATTGGG